ACCAAGTAGTCACTTGGGAACGCGTCTCTCTGATTCTCTTGAAACCATCCCCACCCTATTCCTTTCCCATTCTTACCCCCGCGGCTCATCAGGGCGAATTCGGCGGCAACGGAGATTGCCTCGCCCGTCTGTGTATCGATCCGTTCGATAGGTCCGCGGGTCTTCCCTCTCTGCTTCTTCATCACGTAGCGGCAGACGTAGTTGATTGTCTGGGGGACCAGGTGGCCGATGTCGTGGAATCCGTACGGCCACAGTTTTTCGAGCGTCTCGCTCCGGAACGAGGTCCTCCCATCTTTTTCTGTCCAAAGCGTCCTGTCCTTGCTGAAGTCCTGCCCAAATAGCAGGGCGTGGTAGTGCGGTCGCTTGAGTTCCCCTTCGCCGTATTCTGCGCTCATCATGAATCGGAAGGGTCCGCACTCCTTCCTAAGTCGCTTGGCGAATAGCTGCCAGTCTCTGACCGCGAGTGATTGTGGGTGCGTCCCCTGCTCCTTCTGTCTGCGCGCCAAGCCTTCATCGCTGAGCGTGAGCGTGACGAAGGCGTTATTCGAGCTGCCGTCGGGATGCAACCAGAGGCGCGCCTCATGTTCGCATCGGAGTGCCCAGTCGGCGGCCTGGTCTCTTCTGCATCCTCGGCAATGTCCGCAGGGCAGCTCGAGGTGCCTGTCGTGGAAGCCGGCCCGGGAGACCATGTGCACGGTGCCTCCCGGGCCTCGGACCGCCCCCATAGGTCGGAGGCATCCCATTTCACAGCCTCCAGCCACCGCGCATGGGCACGCCGCCGAAGTTCGCGGGGTGGTGCCCCGCGCCCCTTCGGAAGTTCTGTCGGTTCGCGCCTCTCGAGAGTTTCTGTCGACGCATGTCGTCTCCTTTGTCAAGGCATCCTTGCAAATAAAAAAACCCACGCCGGGATGCGGTCCGGCGTGGGTTCCGGGGGTGGGTTTTCACCCCCTAGAGCAATTGCCCTCTTGTAGTCAATTGCTCTGAGTGACACCAGACGGGGGGAGGCTACCAGGCGCCGTAGGAGCCGCCACAGGAGCCTCCGATTTCCCGTCTGGGGTATTGACGGCCACCCGGGCGATCTGCTCTAGGGCGGCCCGTCCTCCCTCGTCGGCGAGCATGTCCAGGGCCACTCGGGGGTCGTTGCGGGCGAGCTCGCGGGCTGCCGCCGGCCAGGTGGCGAACCGCTTCTCGGCCTCGCGGACCAGGTTCAACGCCTGGTCGTACTCGACCCCCTGCGAGAAGTCCCCGAACTGGGGCTCCTTCGAGCTGATGTTCGAGATCATGCCGCTGCGCTCGTAGTTCTTCAGGATGAAGTTGATGTCCGCATCTCGCTTGCCGTCCTGCTTGGTGACGAGGGGTCCCCCGCCAGGGGTGTCGCATTCCTTGCTAGTCATTCCGTTCCGGTACGTCTTCATGGCTAATAGCCTCCTCGCTTGGGTGCTGCCTTGCCCGCGTTGCGTACTGCATCGCGAACGGTGGTCTCGAAAGATTGGAAGAGGCCTCCCCACCCTCCGAGTTCTCGGTCCGTGTCGCGGGCGCTGTTGACCATTCGCCCGACGATATGGCGGGGGTCTCCCGCCTGGATGTTCAGTAGGTCTCTGAGCTGGGCCGCGGAGGCGCCGTCTTTCTGCGCCTCGGCGATCCACATTGCGCGCTGCACGGCGGCGTTGCCGGCTTCCTGCTGCCTTAGCAGGGTTTCGGCCTTGGTGCGTGCCGTGAGCGCGCTGTTGTAGTCGAGCATCGCCGCCATCTCGTACTTCTTCATGACGTTGAGGCCGACTTCGGAGGGTGCCTTGACCGCGGCCACGTCCGCTTGGCGTTCTGCAGCGTCCGCTTGTTGGTTGGCCGCGAGGGCGCTTCCGATTCCCAAGTTGGTCATCGCGCTGGCGCCGCCCTGTTGCATGGCGGACCCCATGATGGGGGACGCTCCGGCGGCCAGGATTGGATTCAATCCCGCCTCCTTCATGCTGTGCACCATGTCCTGGTAGACGCGCCGTCGTAGGTGCCGTACCTGCGAGGCATAGTCGTCCCTCATGCTTCTGAAGACGCCGTAGTTGGCGCCGAGATTGGACAGGCTCGGGAAGCTCCCGAGCGTGTTAAACCATCCTTCGCTCATCCGTAGTTCCCTCCTCCAGTGAATCCGGCGATCAGGGCTGCGATCAGCCGGATTATTTCAAGAATCCATCCCCGGGTCTTCGAGTTCATTGGCGATCTCCTTCTCCAGTGCTGCGAGGTAGTCATCCTGTAGGTCGGTGGGAATGCCTTGGCGTTCGCACCAATCCCTCGCTTGCTTGGTCTTCAGCCAGTCGTATTGCAGTTCTTCGAGTCTCGTCCGCATCCTGTTCTCCACGGCTTCGCCGGGGGGATGTTAAGTCCCCCCGGTTTCTGCCCTTTTTAGAAGTGGTCGATGAGTCCCGGCACGCTGAATGCCGGCATTGCTCGCACATGGGTCAGCTTGAAGTAGCTGTCCAGCAAGAAGACCGGTTCCGAAGGAACGGCGATTACCCGCGTGAACGGCGGGGTTTCCTCCATGAACGTGGAATTCAGGAGCGGTCGGCTGGTGAAGTGTTGTGCTAGGTGCCAGCTATCGAGAGTCAGCGGGTCGGTAGTCCGCAGCTTCCCGGTGACCAGGCTCGGCTTGTAGCGGTACTCCGCCCACCGTTCCTGATACCCGAACACGTCTTCGTCGGCGGCGGTTCCGTCAACGTAGATTTCCTTCGAGAGCACGGCCTGCTCCCCAAGGTGTGCAAGGACGGGTTCGTAGTAGTCGAACCGGGTTCGCCGGCTCCACTGCTTGTTGAGTCCTTGCTGGTAGGTGAGGTCCGCCCGAACCGAGATCAGTCCGATGAGGACTCCGTGCTCCGTGAAGCTCTGAGTGATCTGCGGAAGCTCTCCCGCTGCGACCGCAAACGCAGCGAGACTTCCTTGGCTGTAGGAGACGTCTGCGTTAGGTGCCGTGTTTGGGACGGGGTGCACTGCCACGTTGACCTTCCCACCCCCCAGATACTCGCTCCTCTGGAGTCGGTAGTCCGGGCTAACAACGTTCCACCGAGCCCTGAGGGCTTCGGTGTACCGCGTTCCGCCTCGGGCGTCTCGCTCGTAGAGCCGCTGGATCTGAAAAGCGGTCCGGATCTGGTTGATCGTTGCTGCAGTGGCTGTTGCCAGGTCTGCGGCCGCGGAGAATCCGAACGTCTTCCACTCCAGGTTGCCGGAGACTCCGGCGGCCTGGTCGTAGTTGATCGTGACGCTCGCAGGATCTCCCGTGCCGCCCACCAAAGGCCCGAACACATCCGTGCTAGGTGCCTTGTTCCAGAACTCAGGCGCTGCCGTCGGCGTGAGCGTGACGGGTGCAGTAGTTCCGAGCGGTAGGCTAACAGCAGTGCCTTTTTGAGCGAAGGGGAGAGCGGATGTGAAGTAGTCATGTCGCTTGCGCCTCTTTCTGAGCGGATAGTCCGCGATTGCGTCGGGTCCGTCGTCCAGGTCGACGACGGCCGCGGTGTCCAAATTTTCATCCCTATACCACTGGTTCCAGATCAGGTTGTAGGCCCTGGAGTACAAGGCGTTGACCTTGTGCACGACGCCGCTAGTTGCGAGCGGGGGGACCCCCATGTAGTCGTGCATTCCTCCCCGTGCGAACCCACCGCTCGAGCTCTCCACCTGGGGAACCAGGTAGTCGGTGCTGTCGCCCGGGTTCGCTTGCTCACCTTGCATCTTGACCCAATTCGTCCAGACGAGTCTGTTCGGGACGAAGAAGAGATGGAAGGTGAGCCATACGTTGTCGATTATCGGGAACATCAACGTGTTCATTCGAGCGAAGAGCGTCGGCTTTATGCTGATCGTATCGCCCGGGAGGATTTCCTCCGCGACGATCGGATAGAGGGTCCCTCCGTCGATCGTCGTTTTGTAGTTGAAGGAGCGGTCGAACGCGCTTCGTTGGATTTCCGCCTTGGGAATCATGCTGAAGTTGTGTTGCGCCGCTCCTCTTTCCCCTGCGTTAGTTCTCGCCACTGGCGTTCTCCTTCTTGAGTGCGATTGCCGTCGTGACGGCTCGCTGGTTGATCTGTTCGATTTGAGCGTTCTCTGCGTCGAAGCGAGCTATTTCATATAGGACGAAGTCCTCCGGGTGTTGGTTGATGATTGTCCCTGGATCGTTCACTGATGCGGCCACCATCCGCATAGCCACCTGGTCATTGACCGCGTGGAACGGTTGTGAATAGGCCTTGGCTTTGGAGTCGTAGATCGTATACATCCCGGTTTTCATATTCCGCATCCTTCCTGGTCTTCCGGTCCCCTTCTGGAGGGGCCACCGGAGGGAGTGGGGGCGAGGGCCGCCCCACGCGAGCCAGCGCCCCCAGTCCGTCCGGGGGCCCCGCTCTTGTTCATTCGATGTTGCTAGGTCCATTGCGCTGGTACAGCTGTTGTTTTGCCTCGAGGATGACCTCCTTTGCTTGCATTCGTTGCCATCTGTCTTCTCTCTTCCCTGCCTCCTCTGCCTTCTTTGCTCGCTTCGCCCGGACCTTGCGGGCTGCGTCCGGGTCTTTCTCGTCTAGTAGTCGGAGGTAGTAAGCGGGTACCCGCGTCCTCCGCCCCTGCGTGACCAAGTAGTCACTTGGGAACGCGTCTCTCTGATTCTCTTGAAACCATCCCCACCCTATTCCTTTCCCATTCTTACCCCCGCGGCTCATCAGGGCGAATTCGGCGGCAACGGAGATTGCCT